TTAAAAAGTGTAGATTCAGGTGATTTAAAAATGGAAGCGAATTTATATCAATTAGAAATAAATGGTGTAGATGTTATTATAGCAGTTGGTAATTCTAAAAATACTTTTGAGGATAAAAATATTCTTTTTTTTCCTATTTATTTAGTTAAATACAATAATAAAGTAATACAAATTGGTGTTTACGAAATTAAAGCTTCTGATTTTATTACTTATTTAGATGATTACAATAATTTGGATGTTGAAAAAATGAATGAGCCTTTAATTTATACATTTGTTACACAAGAAATGTTGAATAAATTACGATTACAGCCTGATGTACCACTTAGAAGAGTAAAGGAAGAAGGCGAGGTTACTGAGTCTGATACCGAAGAAGAAAAAGAGGAACAAATGCCAGAGTATAATGAGTTTTATGAAATACCTGAAGAGAGAAAAGATATTTTTATTTTAACACAAGGAGTTCCAATACAGGCACAGTTAGTTGAAGAGACACAACAAAAAGCAAAGGATTATAGAGAGAGATATCATGAGGAACCAAATGATACTTGGATACAAAAATTTATGAAAAATAAAAATTATTCTATAACAGATAACGAAGGAGGCGGTGATTGTTTATTTGCAACAGTAAGAGATGCGTTTTCAAGCATTGCCCAACAAACTTCAGTTAATAAATTAAGACGCAAATTGTCGGAACAAGCAGATGATGTTATATTTCAAAATTATAAGGAACACTATGATATGTATAATACATCATTATTAGAAGATACAAATAAAATAAAAGAGTTGGAAGCCCAATATATTTTATTAAAACAAAAATTTTCGAGTACAATTGACAGAAATGAACAAAAAATGCTTACAACTCAAGCTAAAGAGGTTAAAAAAGAACATGATAAACTAGTACACGAAAAACAAGTTACTGCTGAAATATTAAAGGAATATAAATTTATGAAAGGAGTGGATACACTTGAAAAATTTAAAAGCAAAATTAAGAAATGTGAATTTTGGGCGGATACTTGGGCAATATCTACATTAGAAAGGGTATTAAATATTAAATTAATTATCTTGTCTAGTGAGGCTTATAAACATGGTGATATTAAGAACGTGTTAAATTGTGGTCAATTAAATGATAGTATTTTAGAAAATAAAGGTATATTTACACCTGAATTTTATATTATTGTAGAACACACCGGTAATCATTATAAAACAATTGGATATAAAAAAAAAATGATTTATACATTTAATGAAATACCGTATGATATTAAAAATATGATTGCTGATAAATGCATGGAAAGAAATGCGGGTGCGTTCTCTCTTATACCAGATTTTCAAAAATTTAAAGCAACAAAACAAAGGGTTGTTATTAAAGAGGCTCAATATGAGGAACTAAGTGAAGCAAAATTGCGAGGATTATATAATGATGATATTGTATTCTTATTTTATTCAAAATCAAATAATAAACCATTACCTGGAAAAGGTGCTGGAGAGAAAATTCCAAATGATAAATTAAAAGAATTTTCAGAATTGGCAACTATTCCAGAATGGAGAAAAAAATTATCTAACTTTTGGGTACAGCCATTTTCATTAGATAATCATCAATGGGCTTCTGTAGAACATTATTATCAAGGTTCAAAATTTAAAAAGAATCATCCAGAGTTTTATTTGAGTTTCTCTCTTGATTCAGGAACAGATTTATCAAAGGACCCTAATTTAGCTAAAGCGGCTGGTGGTAAAAGTGGTAAATTAAAAGGAACATTATTGAGACCATCGGAAGTAGAAATAGACCCAGATTTCTTTGGGAAAAGACACAAAAAGGAAATGTATGATGCTCAGTATGCGAAATTTACGCAAAATGAAGAACTTAAACAATTATTATTGGCTACAAATGATGCGAAATTAACACATCATAGCCGTGGTTCTCCACCAATTGTGTTTGAAGACCTTATGTTAATTCGTGACAAAATTAGGCGCATGGAAGAATAATAATTTTAAATATTATTTATTATTAAAATTATTAATTATTAATTATTATTAAAAACTTTTTGTAATTATGATATAACTTAAAAATATACCAAAGAAATTCTTTGAAAATAAATCTAAAATATTATAAAGTGTATTTTTAATATAATAAGGTAGAACAGCTACGAGTCCATAAAGAGACCAAAAAAAGAAAAAATACCAGAATATTTTCCATCCTGAATCACTTCGAACGGCATAATTGACATAAATTATGTAATAATATATTAAGAATGGAATAAAACCTAAAAATACACCAGTTATGGTATCAATTATTTTAACTTCTGCCAAATAACCGAATAACAACATTAACCAATTCAAATATAATACGTATGATATATTAACTGAATTCTTTATTAATAAACTAAATAACTCTAGTTTTGTAGTGTCTTTATTTTTCTCTCTATATTCTAAATAAATTAGATATATAATAAGTGTAATTAACATAGTTGGTGTTGTTATGCTCCAATCTATATAACGTTTTGGCGTAACATTTGTTACTTCATTAAAATTTAAAAGTAGCCAAAAATAGAATAATCCTTCTATTACTTGAACAGTTACTTCTAAAACTAATAGTTGTTGTATTATTAAATAAGGTGTATCAACTTTTATAAAAAGTGTTCCTATTTCTAATAATCCAGTTATAATCTGTACAATAACTGATATAATTAAAGTAATATAAAAGTTATATTTAGTATTCATATATTATTATTTATTATTTTTAATTATTTTTTATTAAAAAATTTTATTATTATACTGAAAGAATGATATCATTCATTATTTTAAAATCATTATTTATTTCAATAATAGATTTTATTTTTTCATTTAAAAAAGGAGTAATAATATTATAAATAGATGAAACATAAAGAGTTGGATTAATTATAATGATTTTTTTCAAATTGTTACTAAATTTGCTTGATATAAGTTTTGCTAATTCTACTGCTACTTCTATTTGTAAAAAATGTGTTAAACTAAAATCTAAACTATCAAAAACCCAAACCCATTGTTTATTTTTTGGAATTTCACTTAGTACACCATTATAGTGATTAATTATGCTATTTGTATCAAAATAAAGCTTTGCTTTTGCAGGGCAAGTATAATAATATAAAGTATTATCTTTATTTAAAAATTCAGTTAGGGAATGAGATAATGGATCTATAACACATAAAGGACATTTATATGACATATATTAATATTCATATAAATTTTTAGATATTTTATTATAATTGATATTTTAAAATTATAACTTAACAATTGCTACCATTAGCATCCGTTTTTGGTTTAATATTATCAGGACAGCAGCCATATCGTGTGCCGGCGCATCCACCAATTGGTTTTTTGGGTGGCGGTGAAGGACCTGGAATAGGATTAGGTGGTAGCACAGGGTTAGGCGTTGGTAAATATCCAGGACCCGGATTATACCCTGGGCAATTTGTTCCAAGATGGTCTATTTTTGAATCAATCCCATTGGGACAACAACCGAATATTGTTTGAGAACAATTTGCTTTTCTAGTAATTGTAGTTGTAGTTGTGGTAACTGAATTATCTATTTTGATATTATTTAAAATAATTAATGCTAACAAAATGATTGCTAAAACAATTATTATTGAAGTGTCCATATAGTAAATATTAATATTTTTATTTACAAATTCTCAAATAAATTATTTTTTATAAAATAACTATAATGAAAATATATTAAGAAAACTTAAAAATAAATAACTGAATATAATAATAATGAGGATTTCAAAAAAAAGTAAAATGCTTATGTCATTTTTTACGAAAAACAAATATATAAATCATATAGAACAAACATCAAGAACAGACAACATTATAAGTGACCTTTATAATGATATTTTAAACGCATATAATTTTCTTTCAAATTTAAAACAAACCCGAGGTTCAAATTTTTACAATATAACTACAAAAAAAATTCATAGTTCAGTACAAATAATAAGACCAAAAAATTTTAATTCAAATAGTTTTCCAGAAGAAGTGAGAAAACATATTGATGAATTATCTCTAACAGAATTATGTTATAATTTTTCTCTCTTCAATCGAAATATAAAACTGTTTTTTATAATAGAAGAAGACAATGTCGAACTAAAATTAGATGTTTATAACAAACATGTTGATGCTATCATAATGTGGTTATATATATTAACTGAATACGCATCAAAAGAGTGTGCTAGTAATTTAGTTGTATATTTTTATTTTACTTCATTAGAAAAAAAATTACCAACTTCTAATATTGAAATACTAAATGAGAATAACGTAAACACCGCATTTACAACTACATGTCCAAAGGAGTCGGAAATAGTCATTTATAGAAAAGAAGAATGGTTCAAAGTTTTTATTCATGAATCATTTCATAATTTTGCTCTAGATTTTTCTGATATGAATAATTCAGTATGTAAAAATCGTATTTTAAATATTTTTCCAGTACAATCACAAGTAAATTTATATGAATCATATACAGAATTTTGGGCAGAAATAATGAATGCTTTATTTTGTAGCTTTTTTTCATTAAAGAATAAAAATAATATTGATGAATTTCTCTCTAATTCAGAATTTTTTATTAATTTTGAGAGAACATATAGTTTTTTTCAACTAGTAAAAACACTTAGGTTTATGGGTTTAACATATAAAGATTTATATTCAAAAAATCTCAATAGTAAAATAATGAGAGAGACATTATATAAAGAGAATACGAATGTTTTATCATATTATGTAATAAAAACAATATTAATAAATAATTACCAAGCTTTTTTATTTTGGTGTAAAAATAATAATCTTTCTCTCTTACAATTCAAAAAAACATTAGCAAATCAAGATGAATTTTGTAAATTTATAGAAAAAAACTATAAAACAAGTAGTATGTTGGAAAGCATAGATATTTCTCAAAAGTTTTTAAATAATTTGTATTCAAAAAATAAAAATTTATATAATAAATATGTGTTAACAAATTTAAGAATGAGTATTTGCGAGCTGGGTTAAAAAAAAAATTGAATGCCAAAAAGTACTTAAAGAGATGTTACTATAACTATTTATATCTCGTACAAATGAATCCGTACTACTATTATTGCGAATTATGCGACCACTCCAGCCAGCAAAAGTGCCATAGTGATGCGCATTTGAAATCCAATATACATATTCAAAGATGTAATGTGTATAAGTGTAATATTTTGGAGAAAACCGATTTATTGACTTTGATTAATGAATACAAGGTCCCACTAAATGGAACTATTCATCAAATATATGATAATATAATACTGCAAAAGGCTCAATTAAAGCTTACTAAAGAAGAACTACTAAATAAACAGAAACAAATCAAGAAAATTAGTGCTGAAAATCAAATACCAATTACCCTTTGTCACGAACTTACCCAATTTACTGTAGGTAAAACTGAGCAAACATTAAATCAAGTTGCTGAAAGATATTTATTAAATTCAAATAATTTAGAGGACCATTTAATTGAAGTACTTGTTACTAATAATAGTTTGGCCGAAACAGAACAATGGAAGGTTAGAACCAAAACTAAGTTTGGAGAAAATGATTATATTAATGTAGATATTTTGTCGAGTAGCAAGGACAGTGATTTTAACAACATTCACCAGTTTATTAGTAAAATTATAACTTCTAAAAATAGAAATGATTTACCAAACGTTTTAATTATTTGTTTTCATAAAAAGAGAGTTTGTGATGATTTGTTCCAATTATTTGAAACATTTTGTGGTGGAAATTATGTTTTGAATTCTACCAAGTTAAAATTTCATTTAAGCTTTGATGAACCAGATGCTAATTTGGGAATTACTTCAACCTTTCTCTCAAGATATAAAAAATATGAACATATTATTTCAGGAATTATGTTTATTACGGCTACTCCATATGATGAATTTTGGGATATGTTAATAGAAAATGGAATTACTCAGTTGTTAAGTTTACAAAATAAAACTGGGTTTTCGAAAGAATCATATGAAGAATATTTGGAAAGTTATCGTTCAATTAAAGACCATAAATTTGTTCCATATAATAATGATACACCTAATCCTCTTGAATATATAAAAAAAATTTTTGAAGGTATGTATAGAGAACTAGATGCTTCTGGTAATGAAATTGGGGAACCAAAACCGTATATTGATGAAACTAAACCTTATACCATATTTGCTCCTGCACATTTATATACTGAAACACTAGGTGTAGGAAGTCATGAAGAAATTGTTGAATATTTTACATCCAAAGGAGATACGGTTTATTTAAGTAATGGAAGATTTAAAGGGTTTGTGGACCCTTCTGGTTCTAGACAATTATTAACTAGTTTTAATGAACAACATGGAATTGATGGTGAGTTAAGAGATTCCTTGCGTAAATGGAGACAGCTAAATCCTAGAAAAAATATTGTTGTTACTGGTTATTGGACAATTGAAAGAGGTATCACCTTTTGTACTAATGGTTTCAATTTTGATTATGCCATATTATCTACATATCATTTAAGTAAGTTAAATAAACTTGTACAACTTATTGGTAGAACTACTGGTGGTAAAAAATATGTAGATGAAATGACTATTATATGTCCTAAAGTGATTTATGATACTGTAAACAGTCTTGTTGAAAACACGATTGCTTTAAGAAAATTAAATCCACAAAATTATAACAAAACTGATTTTACTTTGAGTGATAGTGCCATTCCTGTGATGGTTGAGTTTCTTGATGAAAGTTGTCGTACACTATTATTTAATTCTATTACAGGAAAAAGAGGTTACAAAGATGATATTCATTCAAAATTAATAAAGGGTATTAATGAGAAAAAAATTAGAATTACAGATAAAAATAATTTCAAACTTGATTTTGGAGAGAGAAAACTAAAAGGAATCAAAAATTATATGAAGGAAAGAATTAATAAGGTTGGTGAAATTACAGAAGACAAAATTGACGCTAGAAGATTTAAAGAATTTAAAACTGCGTTTGATTTGAGTAAACCATCGTCACAAACTTGTAAGCCAAATGAGTATTGTATTGATTTTGCGCAAGATGATTATATTAATGAAGATTTTGTAAATAGTAAAAACATTGCTTGGATTACATTTAAATATTAAAAAATAAAGAATGAAATCATTTAATTAATAAAAAATAATTAAATGATATAAAAAATTTATAAAGTTATATATTTATTGAATTTAATGTCTTCTATGTGTCCTAGCTCTTCTTGATTTTTTACCGTGTTTAGTCTTTTTATATTTTCTTGTTCTTCTTTTACGACCAGCGTTTTGTGCTGCTTCAACGCAAAATCTGTCATTTGCATTTGCTAAACGAAGTTCGTGATAAAAGGTCCCTTTCTTTTTTGGATTTGTAGATTCCTTGTAACCTAAATAATTAGTTAAACTATAACCAGTTTGTCTGCTAATTTCATTTCCTAACGTATCTTTAAGGGTTCCATTATTTAATTTTGTTTTAATAATATTTATAGCATTATTTTTATCAGTAGCATTTTCCATTTGTAGACTTGCCCATCCTTGTTCTTGTGTATTATTAGGTCCTCTTACAAAACCACAATAAGTTATACGAATTAAACCAGGTCCATCGGTTGGCGCTTTAGGTCCAAATAATCCCATTACTATATATTTATTATATATTTATTATATATTTAAAAATTTTTCATTTCTTAAGTTTTCTTATTTTTATTTTTATTTTTAAAGATGTGTTTTACAATAATCAACAAAATCTAATGATTGTCTATTACATTTATTACCTGTTTTTGTAATTCCACAGCATACATATTTGTACGAACCATTACCAATGGATTTTTTATTGGCTTTCCATGCTTTGCTAGCTTCATCAAAGTCAATATTGACTTCATATAAGGGAGCCTTTGTTTCCAGAGTATCCATAATAGTAATAACACTGTTCATAATGCTATCAACATTAAGAGGAGTATTCTTTAAAGCGGTTTTACTTCGAGTATTCATTTTATTTATTTTATATTATTTATTTATAAAACTATATAGTATTTCAATTTTATTATATAAAAAAAATGAAATAATATCAACTTAATAATAGTAAACAAATATTAACTTAATAATAGTAAATAATTATTTATTTAATAATACCAAAACAATAAATAATTTTTCATAAAATTCTTCTGACCATCTTAAAAATTTAAATTTAATTATTAATTTTTTCTTTAAATTATCAATCAATGAATTATGACGTAAATGTTTTTCAAAATCTGAAAGAGTATCTTTATAAGAGTAATCACTTTTATGTAATAATAATGCAATTTCTAAATCATAATATGCTATTTGGTCAATATTATAATTATAAAATAAGTTTTTTATTATATTAGTTTCAGGCCAGTAAATTTTTCTAATACTCCATAGTGTTTGCGATTCAGTTAATTTATTTTGTTCAATCAGAGGTAAAATTCTGGTAATTTCTCCTTTAATAGCGTATGCTGAAGGTGTCTCTAAATAGGACAATACTAGTTTTTTTAAATCATAAGATAACTTAATTGATGGCATTTTTGTATATTGTATTATTTTAAATACTAATTAAATTTGTATTTGTTTTAATTTCAATTTTATTTTATAAAAAACACAAAATAAAATGAAATAAATTATAGGATTATTAATATAATATAATTTATAATGTCGCAAAACTACCAAGTTTATGAAGGGGAAGGAAATAGTGTTCAAAATGAATTAAAAACAAACCAAAATATTGCGGTTGGTGATACAGTAGAATATATTACTAATAATCAAATGGGATATGAAAAATATAAGGTAATTTTAAATGAAAAAGGTAAAAAAAAACTTAAATTAATAGATAGTTATCACCATCAAATGGGTTTATATTATTGATAAATTATTAAATTATTTGGCTATTAAAGCAGAATAATTATTGGTTATAATAGAAACAGTATTTCCTAGAGTATCAAGTAAACTACCAATATTATTATAATTATTATCATCATCATCATCATCAAAATAACCTTCATAGTACCCTTCAAGATTTCCACAAGACCTTATGTATTCATGTTCATCAAAAGTTAAAAATTTGGGTCTTTGATTATATAAAAAAATATCTGTAAAATATGATTTTTCTTCTAATGAAACACTGCTATTATTAATATATTTCAATAGTTCATCTTTGTTTTTTAACATATTTTTATTTTTGTGTAAATTAAATAAAACAAACCCAACTACAAGATTTTCTAAAATACCATAGTGGGGTTTAGCACCAAATGTGTGTAAATATTGACTACTAATAGATTCACGAATAGTATCAATTATAATGCTTGTTGAGAACTCCTTATTAACAAATGTAGGATTTTTACAATTGTCACATCCATCCTCATCGTAAAAGAAAGTAGAAGTAATAGTTGTCATTTTATTTTGATATGTGTCCATTGTTTTATATAATATATAATAAATATGTCTTTAAATGGTTTCGCTCTGAAATTATTTTATAAAATATTTGTGACGATATATGGTAACAAATAATAATGTATACAAAATATATTTGTGACGATAAATGACAGATGTGTTGTAAAAGAACCAGAAATTTAACGGCTTTTTTAAATACCCAAATTTGATGTATTAAATAAAATTGAATTTAAAAATATTCTGTTTAATTAATACAAATTAACTAAATGGGAATTAAAAATTTGAACCGATTTTTACGAGAACAAGCAAAAGATTCAATAAAGTTTATATCAATTGCGGAATTATCTGGAAAAAAGATAGCTATTGATATAAGCATATACATGTACAAATATGCCTCAGAAGGTAGTTTATTAGAAAACATATATCTGATGTTATCTGTATTTAGATATTATAATATATGTCCTATATTTATATTTGATGGTAAACCTCCACCTGAAAAAAAAGAGCTTTTGTTGAAACGGAGAGAAGACAAAATAGAAGCTGAAAGTGAATATAATAAATTAAAATCACAATTGGAAAACAATATTGTAGATGATATGGAAAAACAAGATATTATAAATAATATGGATATGCTTAAAAAGAAATTTATTTATATTAGCAAAAATGATATTGAAGATGTTAAAAACTTAATAAGGTATTATGGTGCCACTTATTATGATGCGCCTGGTGAAGCAGATGAGTTATGTGCTTTGCTTGTTATTAAAAATAAAGTATGGGCATGTTTAAGTGAAGATATGGATATGTTTGTTTATGGTTGTACACGAGTATTAAGATATTTGAGTTTGTTAAATCATACAGTTGTTTTATATGATACGAAAGAAATTTTAAATAATTTGGGTATTAATCAAAAAGAATTGAGAGAAATATGTGTTCTTTCAGGGACAGATTATAATTATATTAGTGATAATGATAGTAAAAATGCTCCTACTTTATACAAGACCCTAAGTTATTTTAAAAAATATCATAAGGAAAAGTTAGATATAGATTTTTATAATTGGTTGTTACAAAAAGGAGATTATATAAAGGATTATGATATGCTAATGAAAATCTATAATATGTTTGACTTGAATAAAAATAATAGTTGTAAATTAAAAAAATTTGAAAATATTAAAATAGTAAATGGTGCCATTTTAAAGGATGAAATAAAATTAATTATACAAAAAGAAGGATTTATATTTCCATTAAATAGAAATTAATTATATTAATTATATTAATTATATTCATATTTAAAATATTTTTTATTTATTAATTTACTCTTCTGGGTGGTCCTGGTAGTTTTTGAAAATATTTACCATCTGGTCCACACATAGTTTTTTCACCTCTCACAATATACGCATATTCAAATTCGGAACCTCTTCCGTCTGTATCAGCTGACAAAAATTTCATACATTTTGAAACACTATAAATTGATGAATCATTATTTATTTTTGGTATATAATAATACTTACAGTCTATACATTTTTTTATAGAGAATGAACGTTTGATTTGATTAAATAAATTTGTAATTGTCATTATTATTAATATTTGTATTTAGTATTTATATTTAAATTAATTTATTCTATTTAATTATTCTATTTAATTGTTTTATTTTAAATTTTAATTTAAAGTTTTTTATTTATTATTGTATACATGTTAGATTTATATAATAATAAATACGATAGACAGACTTTAAAGGATAATATATATGCTGTAAAATTGTTAGATATTTTAAAAACCCAAACTCTTGATGTTACATTTGTTGTACGTTATATATTAAATAGTAAATATCAATTAGATGACCAAGACCAAATTATTACACATGAAATGGTTTTAAAATATCAACCACATATTTCAATGAAAAAATTAATGCAAGAAATAGCTTATTATAATTCGGATGATGATAGTGTAGATGATTTTGAAACAGTTTCAAATAGAGAGAATTAATTCTTAAATAAATATTGGGCTATCAATATTTACAAATGAACCTGATGAAAACTGTGGTATTTGTGTAAATTGAGAAGTTTTAAGTAAACTACGCATAGACTTAACTAGTTCTCTCCAATTAACATTTTGATTTTGTTTTAAACTTTCTAATAGAGACCAAGTCATAGCTCCATTTGGTTTATTATTAAATACAGCATCAGCGCTGGTTTGTTTATCAGTACAACCGCTAATCATAAAAACATTTCCAATTGTTATAGCCTGTTTACTATTTTCAGTATAATTATCATAATTTAGACTATCCATGTATTGATATCTTAAATCTAAAACGGTCCCACTAAAACAACTATCAAACATAGCAAATAATGTAACATCTTGTTTTAAATTCTGTTGAATAATAGTTTTTAATTCATCGTCAGTTATGGCTTGTAAATCAGAAGTAACTATTACTTCATCAAAACCATCTGTTTCATCATTATTTTTATCTAAAATATATGAACCATGTCCACTATATAAAAAAAATAATAAATCCCCTGCTTGTGAGTTTATTAATAAGTTTTTAAACTCGGCTAAAATATTAACCTTTATTGGTTTTTTGGATGTTAAATCAGTAAGTATGTTAATATTAGTAAATCCTTTTGTAGTTATTCTCTCTTTAATAGAATTAACATCATTAATACAACCAAATAATTCATTTTGTGTTCCTGTATAATTAATACCCACTAATAATGCTTTTTTTGCTTTATCAATTTTAATTTGTTTTGGAACAAAATTTTGAACAGCTAAAATATCAAGATTATATTTATTTGTTAAATTACTTATAGTTGATGCTAAAACAGATTTAACGCTATTAATTAGTTGAGGTTTATTGAAAGCTCTAGTTCTTAAAATAAGATTAATAATATTATTATAATATTGTACAGCTATTTTACAATTATTATTATAAATATTTTTTAATTCTGTAAGTCTAAAATTTTTATATTGTAAAAGTTCTTGACTCATTATATTTTAAACAAATATAATAAGTATTTCAAATATATTAATCTTAAATTATGTAGTCCTTTTGGACCATATAATTTTTATTTTTTTTAATTTTTATTTTGCTCTATTTTTCTTTATTTAAAAAGTGAATGTGTTTAAGCAGAGGCATCAACCTTGGTAGCCTTGGCAAAGTGAGGAGACATGTACCTCTGGAGATTGAAGTAGGTAAGCTCATCAGTCTTCTTAAGCTTCAAAAGGGCCGCAAGCTTGGAATCAGGGTTAATCTTGCGTCCATTGGCCTCATCCTGGAGCTTGTGAGTACGGATGTACTTGTTGATATCACGAGTGACCTCAGTACGAGCCATCTCGGAACCAGCAGGCTTCTCAAGGAACTTGGCAAGCTCATCAGAAATACGAGTGGGCTTGACAAAGCCAGAAGGAGCACGGCTTCCGGCTCTCTTCTTTCTCTTACTGGACTGCTTTTGGGCAACCTTGAGCTCACGAGTCCACTTCTTCTCAAGAATTCTGTACTCAGTCTTCAATGAAGCAATGAGTCCTCCAAGCTGCTGGAGCTTAGCAAGAAACTCAACAGATTGGTCGGCAAGAGGAGCCTCGCCATCAGCAGCAACATGTACATCCTCAACAGGGGCGGCAACAACCTGCTCGACAACAGGAGCAGGAGTAGACTCAACCTTAGGAGCCTTTGCCTTCTTAACCTTCTTATCAGCTACAGGAGCAGCAACAACAGATTCAACAACAGGAGCGGGGGTGGGGACTTGTTCAGCCTCAACAGTTTTGGTAGTCTTAGTTCTAGCCATCTTATTATACTATACCTTAATAAATACTTTTTA